AATGAACTTACAAATAAAATTGTTGATACTGAATTTTGTGATCTTGGTTTTATTCCAGTGGGTTCAAATTATGTTGCTAGTGTTAGCTCAATTAACACTCTTGGGGTTGAATCATCACCAGCTACATTAACTTTTAGTGTTGCCACAGCACCTGTAGATACTGCTGATGTCAAAGATGATGCTATTACTTTATCAAAAGCAGCAGCAGATTTAGTTGCTGCTATTGATGCAGGTGGAGCTGGTTCAACACAATTAATAAAATCAACATCAGCACCATCAACAAGGGATGATGGTAATGCATTACAAGCTCAAGATTTATGGGCAGATACCGATGATAACAATCAGATTTATGTAAGAAATGCATCTAACAATGGTTGGGTAAAAGCCAGAGATTCTTCTTTGGTTACTTTGTATAATTCACTAAGCTCAACTGTTTCTACAAATAGCTCTAACATTGCTACAGCTCAGGGAGATATTGTTACTTTAACAACTGATACCTCAGCCAATGCAAGTGCTATCTCAAGCTTAACTTCTACAGTTAATAGCAACACATCAGCAATAAGTACAGAACAAACAACCAGAGCAAATGCTGATAGTGCTTTGGCTGCTGATATAACATCACTAACTTCTACAGTGGGTGGTAACACATCTTCTATCACAACTAATGCTACAGCCATATCAACATTAGATGGCAATGCTTCTGCTGGTTATGTATTAAAGCTTAATGCTAATGGCAAAGTGGCTCAGATGGTTCTTGGTAGCAATGCATCTTCTGGAACAGGTGCAACAAGTATTGTTGCTTTCTTGGCTGATACATTCAAGATTGATAATGATGCAGGATCAAGTGTATCTCCTTTTATTGTTAGTGGTGGTCAAGTATTTATTGATAATGCAAGAATCACTAACTTGGAAGGAAGCAGGATTGATGTTGATACTTTAAATGTTAAACAATTTGCAAATACTAGTTCAAAAATTATTAGTCATTTGCCAGCAGGAACAAAATTTGATTTAGGTAGAGATGGTCAGGCTTATGTACAAAGAACTGGAACTTACACAGGAAGCAATGCTGCATTTATACCAGTAACTATTACTGATGTAAGAAATAATGCAGGTTATGTAGCAATATTCTCAGGCGTTCTTGGTGATGTAAGTGGTGGCAGAGTGCAATATTCTTTAGATAATTCTACATGGGTTAATGCTAATGGTAATACTAATATCTCTTGGAGTGCTGGAACTTATAGAGGTTATACCTATGTTTACACAGGTCAAATAACAACTTTAAGCACATCACAATCAACTGTTTACTGGAGAGTTTATTTCTCAGGTGGTTACAACCATACACAATTATCTTTAAACGTAATGATGGATAACACACGATAATGAATACTTTTACTGTTTATGATTTAGCAACTGGTCAAATAGAATATTCAACAACAACTGTTGCAGCAATAAATGAAGTTGGCTTGCAAGAAGGTCAAGGAATTATTGAAGGAAATTATCAAGCAAACGAACATATTGTTGTTGATGGCGAAGCAGTTGCAAGAATAGATAACATATTAGAAATACTAAGATTAAAAAGAGATGCTTTATTAACTGAATCTGATTGGACTCAAGTCAACGACAGCCCTTTATCAGACACAAAAAAAACAGAATGGGCAACATATAGACAGGAGCTAAGAGACTTACCATCATCTCATCAATCAACTACAAATTTTGATGATGTAGTGTTTCCAACTCAACCAGATTAAATATACAATAGGACAGAGGTAAATTAATGGCACAACACGATTACAACCTAGCCAATCAGAGTGGAGCTGACTTTAGAGCTGATCTTAACAATGCTTTAGAAGCTATAGCCACAGTCAATTCAGGGGCTACCGAGCCTTCAACTACTTTTGCCCATCAGTTATGGGTAGATACAGCAAACAGTGTTTTAAAAATCAGAAATGCTGCTGACACAGATTGGATCACATTTGGCGTAAGCATTAGCTCATCCAATGTGCTTACAGGCAATTTAACAGGAAATGTAACAGGTAATGTAACTGGCAATGTTACAGGCAATGTTACTGGTGATTTAACAGGTAATGCTAATACAGCTACCACATTAGAAACAGCAAGAACCATATCTCTATCAGGAGATGTTGTTGGTTCAGTGTCTTTTAATGGTAGTGCTGATGTAGACATATCTACAGTTGTTCAAATTAATTCTATTACTCTTGGTACTGATACCACTGGAGATTATGTTGAAAGCATATCTGGTGGTACAGGCGTAACCATTACAGGTGGCACAGGCGAAAGCTCTACACCAGTTGTTGCTATAGGTCAGGCTGTAGGTACAGGTGATAATGTTACATTCAATTTAGTAACTGCAAGTGATGAGTTTATTGGCGATATTGATGGTGCTATAAGATTTACAGCTAAAGCTGACGAAGCCTTATCTAAAGGTGATGTCGTTTATGTATCAGGTGTACAAGGAAACAATACAACAGTAGCTAAAGCAAAAGCTGATGATGCTTCTAAAATGCCTGCATTTGGTTTGGCTATAGAAGATGTTAATGCTAACAGCAATACACAAATAGTTACTTTTGGTAATTTAACATCTATTGATACTTCAAATGAATCAGTTGGTGAAATACTTTATGTATCTACAACAGCAGGTGAATATACAACAACCCCACCAACAGGAGAATCAAGTCAAATACAAAACATAGGTAAAGTATTAAGAAGTCATGCTGTTAATGGCTCTATTAAAGTTGGTGGTGCTGGCAGAAGTAATGCTACTGGCAATCTAAATGATGGCAATATATTTATAGGTAATGCTTCTAATCAAGCATCAACATCAACATTAGATACTTCTATTGTTCCAGAGAATACCAATCTCTATTGGACTACAGCTAGGGGCGAATCTATGTTTGATACTAGATTGGCTACTAAAGATACTGGAGATTTAGCAGAAGGCTCAAATCTTTACTATACAACTGCAAGGGTTAATTCTGATTTTGATACTAGGCTTGCAACAAAAGATACAGGTGATTTGGCAGAGGGCGTTAATCTTTATTACACAGATGCAAGAGCCAATTCTGCATTTGATACTAGATTAGCTACAAAAGATACTGATGATTTAACCGAAGGTACTACTAATTTATACTACACATCAAGCAGAGCAAATACAGACTTTGATACTAGATTAGCTACAAAAGATACTGGCGATTTAACAGAAGGAGTTAACCTTTACTATACAGATGCAAGGTTTGATACAAGGCTTGCAACCAAAGATACAGACGATTTAACAGAAGGCACTAATCTTTACTATACTCAAGCAAGATTTGATACTGCTTTTTCTAACAAAACAACCTCTAACTTAACAGAAGGTACTAATTTATATTACACAGATGCAAGGGCTAACTCTGCTATTGATACTAGAGTTACTAAATCATTTGTTGATGCCCTTAATATTCAAGCTGCAAGCGTAGATGCAAACAGCGTTGCTTTAGGCACAGACACTACAGGCAATTACATTCAAACAATTACAGGAACTGCTAACAAGATTACAGTTACAGGCTCAGGCAGTGAATCTGCTGATGTAACTTTAACTTTGCCAGATGATGTGCAAATAGCAGATAGCTTAACAGTTGCAGGAAATTTAACTGTTAATGGCACACTAACATCATTAGATACAACAAACTTAGACATAGAAGATAACCTGTTCCAGCTTAATGCAGGATTAACAGGCAGCCCAGTTAATGATTCTGGTATGTTGATTAATAGAGGTGATCAAGATAATGGCATCTTTATGTGGGATGAGTCAGTAGACAAATTTACATTAGGTCTTACTACAGCAGATGGTACTGCTACAGGAAATATCACACTTAATTCACTTGGCACTTTGGTTGCTAACATTGAGGGAAATATCACTGGTGATGTTACTGGTACAGTTTCAGATATAAGCAATCATTCAACATCAAACTTAACTGAAGGCTCTAATCTTTATTACACAGATGCTAGAGCAGATGCTAGAGTTAATTTACAAACTGGGGCAAATTTAGATTTAAGCTCTAAATCAACATCAGACCTTTCAGAAGGCACTAACGAATATTTCACCACAGCCAGAGCAAGAAGCTCTATATCTGCAACTGGCGATATTGCTTACAACAGCTCAACAGGTGTTATTAGCTTTACAGCATCAGCAGCACCAGTAACCAGTGTTAATACATTAACTGGAGCTGTGGTATTAGATAGCGATGATATTTCAGAAGGCTCAACCAATTTATATTACACAGATGCTAGGGCAAGAGCTGCTATCTCAGAAAACTCTACTCAGCTTTCATATAATTCAACCACTGGTGTTCTAACTTACACTCAAGGCGATACTGACACAGTCAGCGAAGGCACAACCAATTTATATTATACAACTGCAAGATTTGATTCTGCCTTCTCTGGTAAATCAACCAGCGACCTTTCAGAGGGTACTAACCTTTATTACACAGATGCTAGATTTGATACTAGATTAGCAACAAAAGATACTGACGATATCTCAGAGGGTACAACCAATTTATATTACACAGACACCAGAGCTAACTCAGCGATAGATATAAGGGTGGATAAAACTTTTGTTGATGCTTTAAACGTAGTTGCTGCATCTGCTACAGGCAATGCAGGAACAGCTACAGCACTAGCCACAAGCAGAGACTTCAGCATTACTGGAGATATAACAGCATCAGCAGTTGGTTTTGATGGCACAGGCAATGTGGCTTTATCAGCTAGTATTGATGCTAATACAGTTGGTATAACAGAAATTAACGTAACAGATGGAACGAATGGTCAGGCTTTAGTTACTGATGGGGCTGGAAACTTATCTTTCAGCACAGTAGCAGTAGATCAAACATTAACAATTATTGGCAGAAGTGCTAACATAGACATAGGTATAACCAGTGGAACTCTTGTTGTTCAAGGTAGGGCTGGCAATATTAATATCGGAGTATAAAAACAAATGGCAGATAGATTTCCCTTAATAGTAGATGGCTCAGGAACACCAGCAATCAAAGAGATTGTGAGTGGTGATGTGCTTGATTTAACTGGCACAACTATAAAAGCAATATCAGTTGATGGGGCTAGCACCTTTACTGGCGTAGCAACTGCATCAACTTCAGCAAAAATTACACAAGTAGCTATTACCTCAAGCTCTAATGCAGTAGCTTGGGATGCATCTGCCGCAGCAAACGCTTATCATGCAACCACAGAGAACACGACTTTCTCAGCACCATCTAACGCTGTAGAAGGTGCAATTATTTCTGTAGAGATAGCACAAGGTGCTACACCTTACACAGTAGCTTGGAACACAGTCTTTGAATTTGCAGCATCAACTGCACCTACTGTAACAGCTACAGCCAACAAAACTGACATCTTTAGCTTTAGATACAATGGCTCAGTTTGGCAAGAAATTGGTAGAGTTCAAAACCTAGCACAAACCTAATATGGAAACGCTACAGCGTACAGCAAATAGAGGAAGCATATCTACTGGGTATGATATTGATAACTCTTTGAAGTTAGAAGCTGATAATACTGAGTATCTTAGTAGAACCCCATCAACTGAAACTAATAGACAAACATGGACTTTTAGTGCTTGGGTAAAAAGAGCAGAGCTTGGGCAAACCGCTAGGTTTATAGATGTTTTTTCCGATGGTGCAAACGGTACTACTTTTGGGTTTGATACAAATGATAGAATAGTTGTTTACACTATTGCATCCGCTGTAGATTATGGCGGTACTTATACTCAACGCTTTAGAGATACTTCGGCTTGGTATCATGTGGTTTGGAAATCTGATACTACAAATGCAACAGCAGCAAATAGATTTCAACTATATGTAAATGCAGTAGAAGTTACTGACAAAGAAATTGATTATGGAGATCCACCACTAAATTATAACACTTTTATGAATACCACGACTTCAACTTATATTGGGTATAGCGGTGATCAATCTATAGGCTCATCGCAGTACATGGCTGAAATACATTTAATTGATGGTCAAGCATTAGAACCTACAGAATTTGGTGAGTTTGACGAAGATAGTGGTATATGGAAACCTAAAGCGTATACAGGCTCTTATGGTACTAACGGATTTTATTTAGACTTTGAAAGCTCTGGAAGTTTAGGAGCAGACTCTAGTGGTAACGGAAATAACTTCACCCTAAACAACATCACATCCGCAGACCAAGCAACTGACACACCTACTAATAATTTTTGTACTTGGAATCCTTTGCAAACAGGGTGGAATACAAATTATGGAACTGGTCAGGTTATTGTAGAAGGAGCAACTGAAGCATATGCAAGTACAAACTATGCTGCAATTGAAGGCTCTATGGCTGTACAAAGTGGAAAATGGTACTGGGAATCTAAGCCTAACAGAACTGGTGGAATTATGGTTGGGGTTGCTGCTTTAAATGGCGTAAGATGGGCAGGAGATACAGCTTATTGGTATTTAGGGATGAACGCTCAAGGAATAGGAACAATCTTAGGCAATTGGTATTATAACGGAACTAGCACCTCTACAGATGCAACCGATTGGACTAATGGAGATATTGTTAGCATTGCATTAGATATGGATAATTATAAAATTTACATGGCAGTCAATGGAAGTTGGGGTGGAACTAGTAATCCAGCCACAGGTACAGGTGGGTATGATTTTTCTTCTGCTAGTAATTTTACAAGTAACTTTGTTGTACCTGCTGGTAGAATAGAAACAGCTAACTCAAGTTATGTTATAGAAACAAATTTTGGGGGTTACACAACCATGTCAATCGCATCAGGAAATTCTGATTCTTCGGGATATGGTAACTTTGAATACGCACCACCAAGTGGTTTTTATGCAATGTGCACTAAAAATTTAGCGGAGTACGGATAATGGCTTATACAAATATAGACGACCCATCTGCATATTTTCAGACACAATTATATGCTGGAACAGGTTCAGCACAATCCATAACCAATGATGGCAATAGCGATTTGCAACCAGATTTGCTATGGATAAAATCAAGAAGCGATAGTAGTTTTCACGCATGGACAGATTCCACAAGAGGAACTAGCAAAAGAATTTACTCTAACTCAACTGCTGCTGAAGAATCACATACAGACAGGGTTACAGCTTTCAATAGTGATGGCTTTTCATTAGGCACTTCCAGTCTTGTAAACACTAATGCATACAACTATGTAGCTTGGCAATGGAAAGCCAATGCTGGTACGACCTCAAGCAATACGGATGGAGATATTACAACTACAGTTCAAGCTAATCAAGATGCAGGGTTTAGCATAGTTACTTATACAGGAAATGGTACTAATGACACAAAGATAGGACATGGGCTTGGAGTTACTCTTGATATGATGATTGTAAAAAATAGAGATACTGCTACTAATTGGCAAGTTTTTCACAAAGATTTAGATGCAGCATCACCTGAAGATTACAGGCTAAAACTAAATTTAACTGATGCAGTTGAATTTGCATCAAACATTTGGGGAACTACTACACGAACATCTACTACTATTGCTGTTAAGGCTTTTGCTGATACAAATGCTAGTGGAAATAATTATGTAGCCTACTGCTTTGCATCTAAACAAGGCTTCAGCAAGTTTGGCAAGTATGTCGGTAATGGAAGTACGAATGGTCCGTTTGTTTATACAGGATTTAAACCTGAGTTTGTCATAGTTAAAAGAAGTGATAGTGCAAATAATTGGATTATTACTGATAATGCAAGAGGTATAAACGGTGCAAATCCAAGATTGTATGCAGATTTAGCAGATGCAGAAGGAAGTGCTGCGGATTATATAGACCATTTATCAAATGGATTTAAAATAAGAACATCTGCTGGAAGTATGAACACAAATGGTGGAACATACATCTACATGGCATTTGCAGAAAATCCATTCACAACATCAACAGGTATACCAACAACAGCAAGATAATATATAATAGGAATTAATATGTGGGCATTAGTAGAAAACAATCAAGTAAGTAAGGTTTACACCAGACCTAAAGCAATAACCATTGGGGATGTATCTTATCCACAAAATATCTTTATGCTTTGGTCTAGCGATGAACTTGAAGCAATAGGCATTTATGAAGTGGTTGTAGATAACAGCAACTTTAAAAATCCTTCTTATTACATCAACACCAATCAATCTTTTGATTTCGCTAACGATGTGGTAACTGCATCTTATGGTACAGCTACACCTAAAAACTTAGACGATACAACTGATCCTGATACTGGTGATGTAACTCATGGTCTTAAATGGAATCACAACCAAGTGATTATCAATCAAGCCTATGGTTTATTACAGCCTAACGATTGGTATGTGGTCAGAGAACAGGAAGCTGGTACACCTATTCCTGCTGATTGGTCTACTTTTAGAACTGATGTCAGAAGCACAGCAGCAGATATGCAAAGCAAAATTGATGCTTGTACCACAGTTGATGAGTTAGCAGCTTTGTATGAATACAACGATGCTGAACCACCTGTTAGACCATTAGGAGAATGGCCAACACCTCCATCTAGTTAATGACTAATAAAGCGAGGTCTTATACAATAAGGCTATGGCATTATTTCCAATAACACCCCCCGCAGGAATCGTAACCAATGGCACAGACTACGCCAATAAAGGGCGTTGGGTCGATGGTGATTTGGTGCGTTTTGAAAACGGATATCTAAAACCTATTGGCGGGTGGGAAAAACTTAGAGGTACAGCATTAGACGGAGCTATCATAGGTTTATATGGTTATAAAGATAATGCTGGTAACAATGTTTTAGGGGTTGGTACAAGAGAAAAAGTTTATGTCTTGTATGACAACACTTGGACAGACATCACACCAGTAGGCTTTGTTAATGATGCAAGTGATGATCCATTAGGCTTTGGTGCATATCATTATGGTGAAGAAGACTATGGTGATGCTAGAAGTCAATCAGGATTAGTATTACAAGCTGGTTATTTTTCTTTTGACAACTGGGGTGAAGATTTAATCTTTACTTTTTCTAAAGATGGCAAGATTTATAAATGGCAACCAGACTCCTCAGGTGGCTCACCTGATACCATCGCAACAGTTGTAACCAACGCACCCACAGGCAACTTATCAACCTTAGTTACCAATGAAAGACATTTAGTGGCTATAGGCTCGTCAGATGACCCTAGGAAGGTTGCTTGGTCAAACAGGGAAGATCGTAACAACTGGACATCGAAGGCCACAAACACAGCAGGAGACTTGCAAATACCTACAGGCGGTAGAGCCTTGTTTGGTGTTAAATATAGATCTGATGTGATTATTTTTAGTGATACTGGTATTAACAGAATGTTCTATGCTGGATCACCTTTTGTTTATGGTATAGCTGATGCAGGAACAAATTGTAAATCAATCAGTTCCAGAACAGTTGTATCTACAGGTAATTTCCTAGCATGGATGGGTGAAAACGCTTTTTATATTTATGATGGCAGTGTTAGAGAATTACCTTGCGAAGTGCATGATTATGTTTTTGACCAAATTAATGTACCGGGCAGGGGCGCGTGTTGGGGCGGACATAACTCTAACTTTAATGAAATATGGTGGGGATTCCCAAGCGGTGATTCACAATACACTTCTAACAAATATGTTATTTGGAACTACAACAGCAATGTATGGTCTATTGGCTCTATGGACAGAGGCTTTTGGATTGACCAAGGTGCATTTACTTATCCTATTGCTGGTGACTCTCAAGGCTTTGTTTATGAACATGAATCAACCACATTAAATAATTCACCTAATCTAAACTCACAAGTACCATTTTGTGAGACAGGGCCTATACAAATAGGCAATGGTGATAACTATGTGCAATGCAATCAAATATTACCAGACGAAGAGGCTAACTCTTTACCCGGTGTTACCCTCAGTTTCAAAGGTCGATTTACTCCATTAGGCCCAATCACGGACTTTGGATCATTTACTTTTGAAAATGATGGCTATACTGATGCAAGATTTACAGCAAGACAAGTACAAATGACAGTCACAGGTAGTACCACACAAGATTTCCAAGTAGGTAATATACGCTTAGATGTTAAACAAAGAGGTAAAAGATAATGGATTTATCCTCACAAAGACAGTACATACAAAGGGCGGAAACAGCGCATGAAATACTTACCACTACAGATTTAACAACATTATATACATCCCCAAGCGGTGATGATTTCAC